TCAGGGGGGGGGGGGTATTTTGGGTGGACGCGAGACGGTTTCTGAAAAGGGCTATTCTGATCGATCACAGGATCGAGGCCAGGGCGGAGGAGCTCAAAAGGCTGGAGACACGGATGCGCGGCGGCACGGTCAGGATGGAGGAAACCGTTTCGCGAGGCTCAAAACAAAGGGGGCTGGAGGATCCGGTGGCGGAGGCTGAGGCGATGCGCGATGAGATCGCGCGGGACATCGAGGACATGTGCCGGGTCAAGCGGGAGATTAACGAGGTGATCGATTCGGTCGAGAGTGAGAAGCACAGGACGGTGCTGGAGATGCGGTACCGGAACGGGTGGACGGTGGAGAGGATCGCGAAAGAGTTGCATTATAGCTACCAGCATGTGGTCAGGCTGCACCGCGAGGCGCTGAAAATTGTCGAAAAAAAGAAAAATTTTAGCGGAGCGATGCGGTAATTTCCGGCGGAAATGCGCGAATATTCGCGCTTTGCGGGCGAACGAAAAAGGTTTGGGCGTGTGCTGGATTTATCTGCGAACGCAATAATATTTTTGCGTTCGCAAAAAATAGCTGCGCAAAATGAGACGGGCGGCAGCGGAACGTGGGACAAATGAAACAAAACGTGAGACAAGCCGAGGGCGCGGGCGGCGGACGCGGCAGAGCAATCGCCGAAAAGACGAAAACAAAAGCCGGAAAACCGCCGAAAAGCGGACGAGCGACGGCTCCGGGGCCGTTCTCGATGAGTCCCCCCCCGGTCAAAGGACCGGTTCGCGGGGGATCGTCAGCCGGCGGGGGCAGCTTTTTCCCTCTCCGGGGGAAAATGGGGAAAAGGGGGATGAGCGGTGTGGCCGGGGACAGGTATTACAGTAGCGCGAAGCACAGGGCGTGGCGGGAGAAGGTGCTTAAGAGGGCCGGGTATCTGTGCGAGGAGTGCAGGAGGTACGGGCGCGTTGACAAAGACGGATTGCCGGTGGCGGCGACGACGGCGCACCATATCAAACACAGGGATGAGTTCCCGGAGCTGCAGTATGTGGTGAGCAACGGGCGGGCACTGTGCGAGGCGTGTCACAACGCGGCGCACCCGGAAAAAGGCGGGAAGAAAGGGCATTATTGGAGCGACGGGAGGCAGGGTGAGAATGGGTGAGGCTCACGGGTTGCAGCGCTTGCAGGGGGCGTAGCCTTTGGCGATGAGATCATCGCGGGAGAGGGTCGATTCCTGTTTGTTTTTAGGTTTCATCTCCTTCACCGAGGAGCAGGTGGGGAGATGAAATTTTTTTGTGTTGGTGTTGAGGACGTAGGTCAGCTGATCGCTCATGACGTGGGAGGCCTGATCGGCTTCGGATTGCTCCTGATATTCAAGCTGCGTTTCGGCTGCGGCCAGGCTGCTGTCTCCGGTGCGGTAGTCGATATGGACGCCGGGCTGGGCATTGAAGGCGTAGAGGTTTATGCTGATTTCGTCATCCTCAACGGACAGGGCTTCGATCTGGACGCCGAGGCAGAGGAGGTCGCCGGTGCGGTAATAGGGCCATACACGGTACATGACATGATGGCCGGTGCGGGTGATGTATTCGGCGATCCGGTTCTCGACGGGCAGCATTCCGGAGATGTTGAGATACTGGGTGCCGGTGACGAGGTTTTCGGCGATCTCCTCACCGCCCAGCTGGTCGCCGATCAGGTGGCAGCGCTGATAGAGATTATATCCGGGGATGAAATCATATGCGGCGGGCTGCCATCCAGACGGTTCGATGGACTGCATGGCGGCGCGGCCCGAGAGGGCGAGGGTTTCCGGGCCGAGGCAGGCGGTGGCCTTCGACGCGCGCTGCCATTTGTCGATGGGGTCATAATGTATAAACGGTTCCGCAGTGATTTCGTCTTCTGAGAAAGAGGGGACGCCGTCATTGATCTGGCAGGTGGCGGCACCCTGATAAACGGGAGCGTCAGCCAGGGCGCGGCACATCGTCAAAAGGAAGATAAAGACAAATAAAGACTTATATTTCATAAAAGTCACCCCATGGAGATTGTAAGGGAAACGCGGGGGAATGTCAACAGAAAAACGGGTAGGGCGGTTTTGGAGGCGGGGGAGTGACCCCTCCGGCGCTACGCGCCACCTCCCCTTCCACCCATAAAGGGCGCAGGCAGGGGAGGCTTTGGAGGCGGGATGGGTAATGGGGAATAATGCTATACAATGTTGCATAACAGTGTGATATTATGGCAGCGTGAAAAAGTGGATTTGAGGCGCGGACGCCGGATGGGCGGGCCGCGCCTTTTGCGTGGAGGGGAATACCCCTCCGTCAGCTGCGCTGACACCTCCCCTTGCAGGGGAGGCTTTTGGGGGCGCGCCGGGTTTTGCGAAAAGAGGGTTGAGAAAATGGCGAGACAGGTCAGGAGCATAAAGACGGAGTTTGCTACACGGGAGGATGACGGGAGTCCGCATATCGCGGGGTATTTTGCCGTTTTCGGGCCGCATTACGAGATCGCGCCGGGGATGAGCGAGGAGATCGCGCCGGGGGCGTTTTCGGAGACTTTGGGCGGAGACATCCGGGCATTGACCAATCACGACACGACGCTGGTCCTGGGGCGGAACACGGCGGGGACGCTGACGCTCCGGGAGGATTCGCACGGGCTGTGGGGAGACATCACGATCAATCCGAACGATTCTGATGCCATGAACACATACGAGCGGGTTAAGCGCGGGGACGTGGATCAGTGCTCTTTCGGTTTTGACATCGTCGAGCAGGATACCGAAATCCGGGACGACGGGTCGTACCACTGGACTGTCAAAAAAGTGAAACTGTACGAGGTGAGCGTGTGCACGTTCCCGGCCTACAAGGAGACGAACATCTCCGCCAGGGCGCAGGAGCGGGACGCGGATCACGAGAGGCGGATCAGGGCGGTCAAGGACGATCTGATCCGGAGGGTCAGGGCGACGGGGGAGACGAACCCCTCCGTCAGCTGACGTTTACGAGGGAGTGACCCCTCCGGCAGTTGACGTTTCCGAGGGAGTGACCCATCCGGCGCTTCGCGCCACCTCCCCTTTCAGGGGAGGCTTAGAAAGGGGAGTGTACATATGGCGATCATGGCCATGATGCTGCGCAGGCGGATGGATCTGCGGCAGCGGGAGCTGGACGCGATGACGGCCAAAGAGACCGAATTCGCGCAGCGGGAAGAACAGATGACCAGGGACATCGAGGGCCTTGAGGCTGACAAGCTGGACGAGGCCGAGGAGACGGTGAAGGCCTTCGAGGAGGAGAGGGCCGCGAACAGGGCGGAGATGGAGAAGGCCAAGGCCGACATCGACGTGCTGCGCGGACAGATCGGGGAATTGGAAAAAGAGGACGAAAAGGGCGCGGAGGCAAAGGCCGAGGAGCCCGAGGAGAGGAGCGAGGAGCCTATGAAGAATTTTGACAGGATGACGCCCGAGCAGCGCACCGCCTTTGTGCAGCGCGAGGACGTGAAGAACTATCTTAACGAGGTGCGCAGCGCGATCCGCGAGAAGAGGGCCATCACCAACGTCGGCCTGACCATTCCCGAGGTCATGCTGGGCCTGCTCAAAGAGAACATCGAGGGCTACAGCAAGCTGTACAGCAAGGTGGCCGTGCGCCGGATCGGCGGCACCGGGCGCTTGCTGATCATGGGCGCGCTGCCGGAGGCCATCTGGACCGACTGCTGCGCCAATCTCAATGAGATGAGCCTGGCCTTCAACGACCTCGAGGTGGACTGCTATAAGGTGGGCGGCTATTTCGCCGTGTGCAACGCCAACCTGGAGGACAGTGACGTCAATCTGGCGGGCGAGATCCTGACCGCGCTGGGTCAGGCCATCGGCCTGGCGCTGGACAAGGCGATCCTCTACGGACGCAACGCCAACACCACCCAGAAGATGCCCCAGGGCATCGTGAGCCGCCTGGCCCAGACCGAGGCACCCAGCGGCTATCCCGCCACTGCCAGGACATGGGCCGACCTGCACACCACCAACATGATCACCGTCACCGCGGCCAACTCCACCGGCGTCAAGCTGGTGCAGGCTCTGGTGGGCGCCTCCGGCGCGGCCAAGGGCAAGTACAGCCGGGGCGGCCTGACCTGGGTGATGAACGAGGCCACCTACACCAAGATCATGACCGAGCTGGTATCCATCACCGCCAGCGGCAGCGTGGTGACCGGCATCGGCCAGGTGATGCCCGTGGTGGGCGGCGAGATCGTGATCCTGCCCTTCATGGCGGACAACCAGATCGTGGCCGGTTACTTCGACGAGTACGTGCTGGCGGAGCGCGCGGGCAATCAGTTCGCAAGCTCCGAGCATGTGCGGTTCCTGGCGGATCAGACCGTCTTCAAGGGCACGGCCCGCTATGACGGCGCGCCGGCCATCGCTGAGGGCTTTGTGGCCATCGGCATCGGCGGCACCGCGCCCAGCGCCACCATGACGTTCCCCAGCGACACGGCCAACACCTGACCGGAGGTGACGCGCCATGGCGGTTAACGTGAGCACGGCCCTGGCGCTGGTCAAGGCAAGGCTCAACAGGCTCGAGGGAGATACCTCCCTCGACGCCTATCTGACGGCCCGGATCAAGGCGGCAGAGCAGGAGATCGAGGGCACCGGGATCGCGACCAACGAGACGGAGGAGGATCTTCTGGACGTGGTGGATCTGGCGGTGTTCCACTACCAGAACCGCGACAAAATGACGGGCATGCCGGAGTGGCTGAGGATGCGGCTGCGGAACCGGTGGCTGAGGCAGGGGGCGCGGGCCAATGATCCTTGACAAGGGCATCTGCACAATCTACCGCAAGGTCAACGCCGCCGGGGCCGGGCATAAGCCGGTTTATCAGGAGCAGCCGTTTTACCAGAGCTGGTACGCGGAGCTGGACTTCGGGACGCGGGAGGCGAGGCCGACGGACGGGCGGGAGGAGACCTGGCACGACGCCAAGGTCAGGATCCTGCAGTGCCGGAGGGTCAACAACCACGACCGGGTGGAGCTTAAGGAGACCGGCGGCGACGTGACGGTATACGATGTGACGCGGGCCTATCACGGAATCGACGATGACAGCGGCGAGCTGATCACCGACCTGACGCTGGAGGTGTATAAGCCGTGACGCTTGAGGACATCCGGGCGCTGGTGCTGTCGGCGGATCCGCAGGCCATGCGCTATGAGAGCGCCGATGACAGCGCCGACGGCTACACCGTGTGGCACGAATACCGGCGGCTGCCGGTCACATCGGACGACAGCCACGACGAGGGCTGGAAATTCCAGATAGACAGGTTTACGACGATCGAGGACGATCCGGTGGCGGCGGCGATATACGCGGCGCTGGATCAGGATGAGCGGGTGGCGTTTGAGTACCTGATCGATTATGAGGAGGATACGAGGACGATCCACCATATATTCGACTGCGAGGGGTATTGACCCCTCCGGCCCTTCGGGCCACCTCCCCTTACAGGGGAGGCTGATGGGAGGTATAAGAGATATGGCTTATATCGGGATGAAATACGTGGTGGCGGCGAAGTTGGCCACCGAGACGCCGGGCAGCCCGGTAACCTATACCACGGGCGGCATGGTGATCGGCAAGGCCATCAGCGGCAACGTGACATGGAACCGCAACGACAATCCGCTGCGCGCGGACGACAGCGACGCCGAGAACGACAACAGCATCACCGGCGGCAAGATCGATCTGGGACTTGACGACCTGACGGACGATGCGCGGGTGTTCCTGCTGGGCGACAAGATGATAGCGGGCACCGGAGACAATCCCGCGACATATGAGACCGGCGACGCGGCCGCGCCCTATGTGGGCTTCGGCTTTATCCGGGTGCGCCGCAAGACCGGGGCGACCACGTACCAGACGTTCTGGTTCCATAAGGCGCAGTTCGGCGAGGCCAGCGAGGAGGCCAAGACCAAGGGCGAGAACATCGAGTGGCAGACGCCGACCCTGACGGGCCGGATCATGGGCGTGCAGAACTATTCCACCATGGAAACCAATTTCCGCCAGCGTGCGACCTTCGACACCGAGGCCGCGGCGCGGGCGTGGCTTAACACCAAGGCCGGGATCTCGTGATCACAATCAAGGCGGGCGGGCGAAAGCTCGCCCTTGATTTCAACATGGCGGCGATGGATGAGCTGGAGGGCGTCCTGGGGGAGGCGATCGACATCACCAACCTGCAGGACGCCGTGGTGTCGAAGCTCAGAGACCGCAAAACACTGATGGGCGTGTTTTACGTGCTGGCCCGGGAGGGCGAGATCAAGGCGGGGCGCAAACCGGACTTTGACCGGGAGGCGCTGGCCCGGTCGATCAGACCGGCGCAGCAGCTGCAGATCCAGTTTGCCGTGATCCGGGCGATGACCGAGGGCATGACGATGGAGACGGACGACGGCGACGGAGACGACGAGGTCGATGTCGTGCTGGAGGAAATTAAAAAAAAACAGGGGCTGGACGGCTGACATTCCGAAGGCTCTGCGCCTTCGGGCTGATCGCGGGGCTTGACTGGGCGGGCATGATGCGGATGCCGCCGGGGCTGGTGATGGACTTATACATCTACAGGCAGCGGTACGACGACCAGGAGCACGGGGTCAAGAGGAAAAAGGCGAAACGGTATGAGGAGATTTAACCCCTCCGTCAGCTGGCGCTGACACCTCCCCTTGCAGGGGAGGCTTGGGGACGGGGACGGACCCCTCCACCGCTCACGCGGTCCCCCTCCCCTTTCAGGGGAGGCTTGGGGAGCGACCCCTCCGGCGCTGCGCGCCACCTCCCCTTTACCCATAAAGGGCACAGGGCAGGGGAGGCTTGTGGGGGCGGGGGATGACCCCTCCGGCGCTGCGCGCCACCTCCCCTTTCAGGGGGGGCTTTG